CCTTACCTTGTTCTTCACCGGCTTCAATAAGGACAGCAGACTGCGCCGCCATAGCCGCTATACTTTCTCCTGTAATGTGAGCCTGTGATGCGAATTGATTCATAACATAAGTAATCTGTTCCATTGTAGAAGCAGACCTGTTTTCGATTGTGTTTAATTGGTCTAATATTCTAATAGAGTTTTCTCTAATTCCATTTATTCTTTCTTGTTCAGAAGCGTTTTTTTCTATACCGTTAGTCATAAACTTAGTCTGTTGTTGTAAGTTAATCATACGTTGCATAGCCGATTCGGTTTCCATATTGCTTATCATACCGAATTGCATACCTACTTCTGTGCCTACACCCATACTACCTGCGCCTAAAACACCTGTTAATTGGGCCATCCTTGCTGCTGCTTGGAATGTTTGGTCGGCTGAAAATCCGAAATCTAAACCTATTGACTGTATTTCTTTTTGTACTTTTGCTGTATCTTCTGTCACATTAAGAAACTTTTCTAATTCTATTCTTGCTGTTTCTATCTCTCTAGCAATAGGTGTCATGCTATTCATCATACCGGCAAATTGGTCGCCTATGGCTTGACCTGCCTCTTGTACACCACTAATAGCATCAAGCATAAGAGATTGAAAGACTACGCTTGCGGTCTTAGCGTCTTTAATTAATCTTTTTGCTTGGAACGTACCTACAACATCGAAGAAAACCCTAGATGCACCGGCTCTTAGAACAAGTAAAGTTACGGCACATACAATAGGTATAAAACTTGTAAAATACCCTAAAAATAAACCATCTATCATGCTGTACTATCTCCACTCTTACCCTTTATAGGCATTCCGCTATCCTTAATCGCTTGTAGTACATCACCACCGTCTGATAAGTATTTTCGTTGCTCTCTTCTTTGATTTCTACGGGCTACTGCACCTTTAGCATCAGTCTTAGCATCCCTAGTTGCTTCTGATATTTTATCGCTTATTTCTGCCGCTACTATCATATCTAATTGCATTTTATAAGACCCACCTTCGCAATCATACCTATCCCATAGGTCCGAAGGTAAAACCCCCTTGTAAGCCATACATAGAGAGGGGGCTACTCTAATAAAATCTATAAAGGGACTGCGCCCTCGTCTACATCACCACGAACAAACTGTAGTATTTCATTTAACTCTTCAAAAGTTAAGTCGTCTAAGTCTATATTTTCATCTAAGATACAGTTTGGAACCCACGCTTCTATTTGGTCTGTCATTCCTGCACCCATGTCATCAAGCATAGCCGCAAAATCTTCATTCTGTTCATCAGTCCATTCGCTAGGTTCACCCGCATGACGCATTTTTCTAAATGCTTGTGCTTGTAAATTAGTAATTTTGAGTTTCGCCATACCGGATGCTTGTTTGACCCATATTCTTGTTCCATCATTTAATTCTATTTCTTTTTTTAGTACCGGCATTTCTATCACTCCTTCTTTTTTCTTTTGGCTGTTCCGCCTCGCTTATCAGACGGATTGTTCCATCCTCTTTAATTTCCCAAACACCTAAAGTGTTTATGAAGGTATTCCTATCATTCATTCTTCTTCATCTACTTTTGGCATAAAAGAACGGGGTAATGCTTTCATTACTTTATCCCATCCTAAATCAATTGCTTCTTCTCTTGACAAAGTAGTGTTTGCTACTATATGTCCTTTTACTAAACCAAGACGATAACCTGCTTTTCTATCTGCTTCGTTAGCCCACCAAAACACATCTTCGGCAGAATGTTGTCCTAGTGCTGCTGCTAATACTTCTATATCATTTGTTGCTACAAGTACTCTCATTTTCACACCTTACTCTTTTTTAGATTTCTTAGCAGCCTTTTTCTTTGGTGCTGTTTTCTTCTTTCTTTCAATAAGTTTTTCAACTAATCTACCATCTTTTATTTCTTTAGACCAAATGTTCCCTTCTTTATCTTCGTATGTTTCCATTTTACTCACCTTATGTTTATGCTACATCAATCCATACTACGGTCAATGTAATAAAATTACTATCTTTCTTTCTTGAAGCATCACAAGAGATTACTACGTCATCGTTGGCTATTGCAGCCCTAAATGCTGTTTGTACTTCTGCTGCTGTTCCCGTAAAAGCATTTACCTTTAGTTTGGTTTTGTCTGCGATTACTGTACCACCATTGTTAGCCATAGTTATTCACCTCAATATGCTGATGGCGCACCGCTACCGTCATCTAAGCCTGTACCTGTTATGCTAATGTCAATTGCTTTTCCTAGTAGTGGATTCACTAATGCTGTAAAGTTTACAGACATTGTGTTTGTATCTCTACCACTTATGTTAGCAGTAGGGGCTTCAAATCTTAAGTGATATAAGTTAATTGTAAGATTAGAAGCATCGTCATCAGTAAAGACTAACTGCATAATAGAATTACCGTTGAATACTGGGTCCTCAAAGGATAAACCACCTTCTGCAATTAAAGTATCATAGGTAGGTTCTTCTGCTGCTGCTGTGTAAACAACTTCGTTAAAGTCAATACTACCTGTAATCTCCATTTGTTGTGAAGCAGGTGCGTGTCTGTAAGTACTGCTACCTAGACCGTATGAGTTATCTGTATCTCTATTCATAGAAATACTTAGATTTACCCCTTTTACTTTTGCTGTTGCTGCACCTAATCCGTTTGTACCGTTGTCAAACTTTACTGTACCGTTAGCGAAATGTAGTGCGTCTAAAGCAACACCATCAAACAAAACAGTACTTGTTTGTAGTGCAGATGTAGCGGATTCTGATTTTCCTACGAAATCAAAACTAGCCATAACGTATTCTCCTACGTTAGCAGTTAAAGACATACTATTAACCATCATACCTGTGTATGTATGTTCTTTTGCTTCTCTACCTACTCTTACGGTAAAAGAAGGATAGATAATTTTGTATGCGTCTGCTGCATCCCAAGCACCGGCGGAGTGTGCATCAGTAAATCTATACAAACAATCATTGTAAATAACGTACTCACCACTAGCGTAAGTCACACTTGTATCAAATGTACCTTTGTTTGCTAATGTTGTGGCATCTGACCTTTTATTAAGACCGAAAAATGCTTGTTCTAATCCATGTTTTGAAGTAGCACCGCTACCTGTCACCGTGTCATCCGGTAATAAACCGTGTAGTAGCATTCCTAAGAAATCATCTACTTGTACGGCCATGTTTATACCGCCTTCGGAATATTCCGTCCCAGTTACCATTTTGCTTGATTGTTGCCTACTTATATCAGACCTACCTAGCATTTCAAAGTTCATGGAAATAGATTCATCATCTATTTCTCCAAAAGTTTGTGTTCCACTAAGTTCTGAACCATATGTAGTCTCTTTTTCTATTGAAATATACCTATTTAAAAACTCATTCACCATATTATTACCTCTATGTGTCTTTAGAACGAGTCGAGTCTCTTATCAATATTATCTATGTCTCATATCTATTAAACGCATATAAGTCAATGTTAGAGTATGAACACATACTGTTTCATCGTCATCCATTTTAGTATCTAATTCTGCGTTATAAGATATAAGGCTATCAGTAGTACCTAGAACCCCTGTATTTACATACAATTCATCAAATATTTCACCAATTATATTTAACCCTTGTCTGTATGCGTTTTCATAATTAGTACCTTTAGTAGTCACATATATTTCTACATCATAGTTTTGTTTAATTTTAGAACCCGACAATGCCTCAAACTGTGGAGAATCAAGACCTGTAATAAGAACGTGTATGTTAGGTGTAGTATATCTATTTAGCATACGGGAAGATATATCATAACCATATAATATGTTGGCATCAGAAACCTGTGTTTTTAAATATATTTTTTGTGTATTTTTTAATAAATCTACAATAGCAATACCCATTCTAGGTACTGCGTCTTGTGCGAAATCACTTGTCATTAATTGTTCGGGAGTAAATGCACCAAACTTAGAATAATATACGTTAGCCCATTTTACATTACCACTTGTATTTCCCCATTGTATAATTTTTGATGAACCACTAGCACCTGTGACACTACTAAATATATCTTCCGCATTATCATCCTGTATAATCTCATGCACATACATTTTTGCTGTGCCTGTTGCATCTAAAGTTAATCTTAAAACTAACGGTACAGGATTGTTTTCTGTTAAAAGTAAATCTAAATTACTTACTGTAAGTGTTGTAGCACCTACTAATTTAAGTGATGTACCGTTTCCTGTACCTTTTACTTCTACCTTATGTGTACCATTATCTAATTTTACCAATACTTCATCATTACTAGGCGCAGTAGTATAAGACAAACAAGCAACAAATGTGTACGCTGTATTAGTTGTGGGTGTTATTGTATATGTTCCGTTTGTTATAACCCAATTACCACCGGATGCAGAACCACCACCGGATGCAGCAGTCCACGCATCTTGAAAATAACCCGTTAATCCTGTTGGGTCCGTACCATTCATTCTACTATTCCAATATTGTGTTGTTGTCGCTACTGCCATATTTACTGCCCCTTCAATTGTTTTCTAAAAGTCCTTCCACTTAAACCTTGCCTTCTATTTATTCTTGTTCCTTTTCCTAGATAATAAGCAGCAGTTTTACTTAATGGTGATGAGCCTACATTTGGCTTAACTGTAAATGCCGATTGTGAATCTTCTCGCATTTCTGTTAAAGATTTTTCGCCCCTTTTCATACGACTACCTCTTGCACCCGTAGGGTTTGTAGGTGAATCACCTTCGTCAAAAGAACCTATAACAAAAGTAATATACCTTGAGTAATTTCTTGTATTTTGTCCTTTTACTTCTTTTAAGTTTCCATATAAAGAATGTGCAATTCTATTTATTGCATCTCCCTCTAGTTTATTTCCTGACTGCTGAAAAGTAGTTGTATAACTTTCACCAAAACTTTTTTTCCCCCATCTTGATTTTTTCTTAAAATGTCTAGTTTTACTTGTTCCGGGTTTAGCGTTAATATCTTTTCTTGTTTTTTGTATTGTGGCGTGGACTGTATCTCCCAAAAAGTCAAATGCTAACATATTAACTCCATGTGTTAGGATTTCTGCCTGTTTAACAAAGGCGGATTTATCAAAATAAGCCTTAAAACTTAAATTGTATTCTTTATTTCTCAAAAGTTTTGGGTATTTAGGTTTACTTCTATCTATTCTACCACCTGCTTTAAATCCAAAACGACCTTGCCTTAAATTAGAGGCTGCTCTTTGTTTTCTTAATACTCTATTCCATGCTTCTCTTGATTTAGCCGCAGATGTAGCCTCGGCTGTTTCCCCGCTTTTTAATTTGATTTCTGTTCCCGGCATATATCCCGGTGCATTAAATAAATCTTTCATATTTGATTGAGTAGCATTTCTAAAACCCGCACTACCTATATTTTGATTATTAGGGTTATCTTTTAAATATTTTTTTTCTTGCCTTGTTAAGCCTTTACCATTTTTACGGGATAACTCAAACCAAGTCTCATCTTCTAATTTTTTTATTTTTATTTGAAAATTGCGTATATTTTCTCCCAATATTTTAGCGTAATTATTTCTTGCTTTAGTCATTGTTCCTAGTCTAACCCAACCCGGATGAGTATAACCATCGGCACTAATAAAAACATGACCTTCCTTTTCTTGTTGTACTTTGAATTGTTTTTTTAACGTAGCCATTTAATCACCTCAAGAAAAACTTCCGAGATGAGCCAATCTTGTAAGGTTGTTTACCCCTCTTTCTCTAAGTGTATTTCCTCTTAAAGAATTACCACCTTCGTGAAATGTGGATTCATCTTCCATGTAGTAAGCGGCTGCTATATCTGCACATATTTCTCTAAGAACGTGCGCAAACTCACCCTGTTGTATTGTGACACCGCTTGCGTGTGCAATAGAAACTCCTGTGACACCTGTTAAATCATTAGTAGATTTTCCTGTCCAAGATATTGTATCTCCGTCAATATTACCACTACCCGCAGTAGCAAAAGCACTTGCACTTGTTAGTGTTATAGTAGTATCTCCTATTGATACAGCCCCATTAGCGGTAGTTTCTAATACAGTAGGGTTAGACCTACCATAGTCATTATAAACTTGCTCTATTTCGATAGAGGCTCTACGGATTGCTACCTGTAAAGTATTACCTGCTTGTACTCTTTGGGCTGAATTAAGACCTAATCTTTGGCCCACATCACTTGTAGAACAATAATAAACCATTTAAACCAATTACTCCTATTAATAATATCTGTGTTATCCAAAGCATACGCTTATTTATAGTGTGGTATTCCTTAAGTGTCTTTTCAATATTACTAACTGTGACAGATGTATTAGCAGATGTAGAACCTAAATGTTTTACCCAAGTATTCCATTTTTCTATATCACTAGTCATATTATCACATTTGTGTAGAGATACCCATAGCCCCTGCTACTATTGCTATTAAGGTAAAAATAATTTTTTGCATATTTCCCATATATGTACCTATTAGACCGTTAGTTATCTCTAACTCGGTAGCCACTTTAGCAAGTCCTGTCTGCATACTTACTTGGGATTGTACCAATTGTTCAATCAATCTTTCGTGTCTTTTTACAGACTCTTCTAAATTGTCTAACCTTATTGCGACAACATCAGAATCGGCCACTAAGCCTCACCCATGTGTGCTTCTAATCTAGCCACAAGGTCTGCTTTTTTGCCTTTTACTGAAAGACCGGCTTCTTTTAACTTTTCTTTCAATTCCGCAACATTATGAGAGTCGAGAGTTTTTTCTATTTTCTCTATCTCTTCTTTTGCTTCTTCGGCTTTCTCCTTAACCTCGTCTACTGAATCTAATAATTCATCTAATGTTATTTTCCCATCAGCATTTAGTACTAAGTATTTTTTATACAAAAATACACCTATACCTACTAATGCTGCTAAAGATAAAAGTATTAACTCTATATCATCTAATAATGACGAAGAATCTAAGGCTATGCAATCTATTGTTTCGTTAAGTGCGTTTAGACACGTTTCTTTTGTTGTGTTAGTTGTGTTATTCATTTTTATTCCTCTCTATCGTATATTACTTGCTTGACTGCTGAATGCGGTATAACTGTAAATGCTCTTTCGCTACCTCTTCTATAAATCTTGAACCCATGAGGTGTCTCTTCAATGTTTACATTGGTATATGACTTTTCGGGCGCAATATACACTATTTTACCTGTTCTTACTTCTCCCAAAAAATCACACCCAACGTGGACCTTCGGCCCATCCTACTAGGCTTGTTCTACTACCTTTAGTAATAGGTGCTACTCCGTGTTCATAGTAAGACAAGAAACATATTACTGTACCTTTCTTAGCAAGTGCTATTGGGTCGGGATTTTGTGTATGACTAAATGTTAATTCTCCACCTTCATAATCTTCGGGGTCTGATAATTGTACGACAATACTTACTTTTCTGTGCATACCATCTTGTCTGTTCCAATCAATATCGTGGTGCATACCATAGTGGTAGCCTATATCCATATATTCTGTAAATTGTAATGGTGGTAAGTAAGATACTTCTACGCCAAAATGTTCATTGGCTTTTTCTATATACCACATCATTTGCTCTGTAAGAGGTTTATATTTTTCATCTTGCAGCCATCTTATTTGTGTTTTTCTGTGGCTATCTTCTTTACCTTCACCTGTTCTAAAGGTAGATGCCGCTTGGGGTTCTGCTTCCTTTGCCGCCTCAATTATTTCATTCACTATTTCTTCACTCAACGCTTCTTCCCACATTATCCATGCAGGATGTTCCATCATTTCTGACATAACCTACCATTACATCATAGGGTATTTAAGGAGTATTATACTAAAATACCTATTTTTTTCATCAGCCACAACCAAAACCCGGTGTAGCCTTCCATACTAACCACCAATAACGCCCGTTATTTGGGAAGTCATTCCGTTGCCATATGTGATTGTAATTATTCCATTTCTAGTATCAACTTCCCAATTTATAATCGTAGTATCTACTTTACCATCAAGATTAACAGGAAAACCCCCGCCGCCGCCGCCGCTACCACTAGGTCCTGTTGGCCCTGTAGGTCCCGTAGGACCGGGTGGTCCGGCAGAACCATTACTTCCACTTGGTCCGGTAGGTCCGGTTGGGCCGGTAGCACCACTTGGGCCGGTAGCACCACTTGGTCCTGTTGGTCCTGTCGGACCTGCTGCTGCCCTTGATACACCCTGTGCTTCTTCTAATTCTCCATAATCAAACCATGATGGAATACTAGGGAAAACCCCGTCATCGTGAAATGATGATTTTGTACTAATAGAAGATAAGTTTTTCATAGCCGTTCTAAATGTATCTAATTCGGTTTTTTCTGAATCGGATAAAGCATCATAATAATTTTCACCGTATGCGTTTTCTATTCTTTTTAACCATTCTCTTTGGGTTTGTTTTAGTGCTTTTTCTGCTACATCTGCATTTTTAAAGTTTCTAGCCATGTTATCAATTCTCCCTTACTTCAAAGTAAAATGTGGCTCTTAGTCTACCTATTTGTCTAGTGCTTGAATAACTACTAGGTGATATTAGTCTTAGGTTAAAAGTATCACCTGCGGCAAAATCTACATCCGGTGAAGCACTTCTTATGTAAGAATTACCACCGCTTCCTGTTGAAGCCCAAGAATATGTTGTAGACAAATCCGAACCGTTCTTTGTAATCTTATGAATAAATGAAGTTGAGCCTGTTTCCGCACCTACATTACCTACAAACCATTCTATCTTTTTTAGTCTGCAAGCAATAGGTAAAACAGTACCTACAGGATTTGTTGATGAATCGGTGTTATCTACGTTATTCATACCTGCACCAAAAGACCATCTCCAACCGTTTCTAAGTGATGAAGTATAGTATTGGTCATTCCATTCTGCGACTATCAACATCTTACCCGGAGATGCAAGTAAATCCCATCTTGAAGAAGTGTCGGGGTCTTGGGCTAACGCACTTGTATTCGCTAGATAAGTACCACCTGCGTAAAGAACAACATCTCCCGCAGAATAAACTGTTGAATTAGAATAAACTGTGGGTGCGGAAACTGAACCCGCAGGTCCGGTAGGCCCTGTATTACCTGTAGGTCCATTTGGTCCTGTAGGTCCATTTGGTCCTGTAGGTCCTGTTGGCCCCGTTGGACCGGGTGGGCCGGTAGGTCCTGTAGAACCGGGCGGTATAGTAAACTCAAACACTTTCGCAGTTGCCGGACCGCTTGAAGCAATTGCTAAAGGACCGGAAGCGACTGTTGGAGTACCAAACCCTGCTGCTGACCCGGTAGGCCCTGTAGGACCCGTTGGTCCCGTAGGCCCCGGTGGTCCCGCAGGTCCACTTGGTCCTGTAGAACCCGGTGGTATAGTAAAAGCAAATACTTTGGATGTGTTAGGCCCACTTGATGAAATTGCTAAAGGGCCGCTACTTACAGTAGGTGTACCAAATCCACCTGCTGCACCATTAGAACCCGGTGGTCCGGTTGGTCCGGTTGGTCCGGTTGGTCCTGTGGGTCCGTCAGGACCGGGCGGCCCTGTCGGTCCGTCAGGTCCCGTAGGGCCGGGTGGTATTCTAAACGCAAAAACCTTTGCTGTGTCAGGGCCGCTTGAACCAATTTGTAAAGGCCCGCTTTCTATGGTGGGTGTTCCAAACCCTGCGGCGGTACCTGTCGGTCCTGTTGAACCGGGTGGGCCTGTAGGACCCGGTGGTCCTGCCGGACCTGTTGCGCCTTGTGGTATAGTAAATGCGAATACTTTAGCAGTATCGGGACCGCTTGTACTAACCGCAATAGGCCCTGTACTAGCAGACGCACTACCAAACCCTGCTGCTGCCCCTGTAGAACCTGTAGGGCCGGGTGGCCCTGTCGGTCCGGTCGGGCCGGTTGGACCTGTCGGTCCTGTCGCACCTTGTGGTATAGTGAATGCAAAGACCTTTGCTGTATTAGGGCCGCTAGAAGATACGCCTATTGGTCCTGTGGTTGCTGTCGGTGTCCCAAATCCTGCACCCGGTCCTGTTGCACCTTGCGGTCCTGTTCCGCCGGGTGGTCCGGTAGGACCTGTAGGGCCTGTAGGTCCTGTAGGTCCGGTAGCACCTTGCGGTATAGTAAAAGCAAAAACCTTTGCGGTGTCGGGACCGCTTGAAGAAACTGCTATGGGTCCGGTACTAGCGGTCGGAGTACCAAAACCTGCTGCCGTTCCTGTAGGACCTGTTGGTCCTGTGGGTCCGGGTGGACCTGCGCCGCCCGAAGGACCGGGTGGACCTGTTGCACCTTGAGGAATTGTAAACGCAAACACCTTAGCAGTATTTGGGCCACTAGATGAAACATTAATAGGCCCTGTTGTAGCAGTAGGTGTTCCGAATCCCGCAGCCGCACCTGTAGGACCTGTACCACCATCGTTTCCATCATTACCTGCGGGTCCTGTCGGTCCTGTAGGTCCCGGTGGACCTGCGGGTCCTGTGCT